AACCAATGCATCAATGAATTGCTTGTATTTGGAGGTGAAGAGGAGTTTACTATGATACTCTTGCGGTATCTGTCTCTTCTGGAGATAAGTTAGACAAAAATGTCCACTCTCGAGCTTGTCACACCATTCGCTGTGTTCGAAGACTTTTTGTTTTTCAAGTTTGTCGAATCGTGGCGGTGATATGTTGAGTGTTGTTGCTTTGAAGTTGCTTGTATTGGATTTACCCTCTTTGTATCGCTCAAGGGTGTACTCTTGATATAGTGAGGGGTCAACTTGTTTGACAAGATTGGCAACATTTGTTCCTTCTCCGCAGTTATGACAACCATAAAATAGATTATTGCCCTTTGCGAACACATAACCTCTTGCTTTACTCAGGTTCTTTTTACTGTCACCGCAAAACGGGCAACTAAAGTTCCATAGGTAATCTTTCTTCTGCTTAAAATTCCTTAAGCGAGAAGAAAGCAACCGTACAAATTTCGAATCAATAATAAGGGACATAGACTCATAGTATAATACATCCGAAGATGAAAGTCAAGCTCAACCGAAGATTTTTGCAATCATTTCCGTATGACCAGACACCCAACCAATTGCGGCAATAATACCAGCACTTGTCCAAACCCATCTGTCTCTCTGAGACTTTAATTCCGATATCTCTTTTGCCAATTGAGAATGTTGACTACAAGAGGCATCATACATTTGGGTAAGTTGCCCTGTTAAATCGTGCCTAGTTTTATCTAGGCAATCATGCATATCTCTTACATCAACCTTCAAGTCATCCAATTTTTCATTCAAATTTTCAACCTTGGTTTCTACGACACCAATTCGTTCTTCAATCTTTGCCATGATTATTTCTTTTTCTCCGGCACTTCCGTACCTTCTAGTTTTTTGTGAACTTTGATGACTTTACAGACTTCTTTTTTAGTCTTCTCATCTATATGGCATACTTTTTTCTTTTCAGGTTCAGCGTGTGTGACCTGAAATGGAACTAAAGACCCAATTGCAATACTTAATGCGATTAAAAACTTTTTCATTTTTGTTCCTTATAATTCAGGTTGCGATGCAGCTGGTGGGGCAGCCTTGCCGCCAAATCCTACTACTGCTGGTCCTGGTGTTGATGGTACACTAAAACTTACTGGTGATGTGGTAGGAATACTAGGTGCAGGTGGCAAACTTGGTGTTGATACATTGTTTGCTGAACCTGCAATCTTTTCTTGTGTACGACCAAATGCCGCAATACCCAAAACTGCACCCATTGCAAGATGAAATAGTCCTGCGCCTTGTAGAGTCAATGGATTCCATTGTGTAATGGGTGTGCCGGTAACTGTTTGTAATAATGACCATGCAACTGGAAATATAACCATGTCCATCATACAGACTACCATGTACATCCAACCCATAGCTGGGCGCCATTTCTTTTGCATCCAGTCTTCGTCTTTTTTAATTTCTTCGGCCATGTTTAATCCTTATATTGTTATAGGTAGCCATAACCAAAGTGCTTGGCTCATCAATAGAGCACCAAAGACACCCACACCAATACTTGCATTATATAATCTATTATTAACTGCTAAAATACTAGCAGTCAGTAAAACAATTGCAATTTGAAATAAACTACCAGCATATGTGTACCAAGGACTACGAGACTTTGCTACTGCACGGTCTGCTTCTAGTTTACGAGCTTTCTCCATCAATTCTTTTTTACCTTCTCCAGTTTTTGGATCAGATTCGTATCTATCAATTTTTGCTTTTAACTTTTCAATCTTAGGTGCATCTTTACGAACAACAGCATCATCAAGTGATTGTTCTGCTAATGTTTGTTTGATTGACTTTGCTTGATAAAATGCCCATGTATTGTTGGCATCAATTGTATTGTTTAATACTTTACTACCATTACTGCCACCCATTAAAGTATTGATTGCAAGCAATGCTGCAAGTACAGTAATAAGCCATCCTGCCTTATCTTTAATTAGAGCTTCTTTCTCTGAGCGTGATAGTGGTTTTACTTCTGCCATGTTACTTCTTTCCAACATTGGCAGTTTGTTTTTCTTTGTGCTTTTCCAACTCTTGAACACGCCATACCAATGTGTCAAGCACTGCTTTGTTGGCAGCACTTCTTGATATTGCATCTGTATTGCCTTGCATGAAGTCTTGGCGTAGTTTTTCACGAGCCAGTTCAGCACCCATGTTTGGTGCTTGTTTGTTGTCTGATGTCACTACCAACTGCATCTTGCTTTCAAGAATGGTCAACTGATGATTGACACTAGACAAAGCGTTCATCAAGTATACCACACAGGCAAACATGATGGGCAATACTGCAAATGTTACCTTTTCAATCAGCGCACCTTTGGCTTCGCCAGCACTAATTTTATCTTTGATTTGTTCCATTTCCATACTAAACTCCTAGAACATGTAAAGCGTGTTCATAATGTTTGATGCGGTCCTCAAGTCCGATGGTCCCGCCATTGATTCGTTTAGTTAATGTAAGAATATCACCCTTATCTGCCCATTGGTTGAGATTGTTTGTTTCCCAAAACCAACATGCAGATTGAGCTGCACCTTCGAAAGTTGCAAGATAGTCTGGAACATCTTCGACATTCATTTCAAGACTATCTGCAAATGATTGGTAATTTGATTTACCTGTTAATTGAATTAAACCTCTACCACAATATCTGTAACCATCACCAGAGTGTTCATCACCATTACCCATACGACTTGCATAAACTCTGTTTGCAATTGCTTCTTGTTTATTAGGCATGTTTGCATATGCGTTTGCAAGGTCATCTGATGGGAAATACTTTGGGAAAATCTTTCTGAGTGTTACTGCTTTATAATTTAGATTCTCTTTGAGTGCTGTAAAACCAGCAGACTCATGTGAGCATTGTGCAACAAAGGCAGCAATTCTTTGTGCGGTATTTATTTCATAATCAGGAAGTAACTGCGATAGTGCCTGATGCCAATGGTCGACATATGGGTTCTTCGGAAGTAATTCTTTTAATTGTTGTAATGTTAATTCCATTTATGCCTCATGCAAATAGTGAAGCAGCATCGATAGCTGCATTTAAGATTGTGTTTAATTGTTCTTTTAACAATAAACCTTCTGCATCATCATTGATGCCTTCCATCACATTTATGCCGTATATGAGCGACACATATTCATCTTTATTAATTTGACCTTGTTCAACAGCAACTTTGTATGAGTTGACTAGTTCGTGTAATTCTTGCGGTGTCATCTTGGTTTTTTTCCTATCACTTGTTGCATCGTGTCTGCTGATTTTACAATTTGTTCTAATTTTGCTTTACAATAAAAAGTTGATACTGCGCTTTTATTGAATTGTTCTTTTGTATCTTTTGTCAGTATCAATAACTTATCTGATAATTTAATTGAGTCTTCGTTTCTAGGAATATGTGTCACAAAGTTTTTAAATTCCAATGACTTGATGTATATCTCATTTACCTGTGTAGTTACCAATAAATTGTTTGCACAATTATCTTCTGCAACCTGTGCTTTTGTTTTGATATCATTTATTAATGCATATTCATTTGTGTCATACTTTGCCATAAAATAGGCATCAAATACTGTACAACCACTAAGTGCAAAAATTGCACATACTAATAATAATCTTTTCATTTTGGTCTCAATTCAGGATATTTGGCATGCATTTGTTCTTTAGATAGTTCATGCATATCTGCCCACAGTTTCGCTTCTTTTTTAGTTTTTGTGGTTCTAATATGGCGGCCATTTTCATCATGTACTTGATACTCTACATCTGCCGTTGTTCTACCACGATAACTTTCTTTTTTAGTTATCTTAGCTTTCTTCTCTTCAACGATAAATGACTTAAACGATTTCATTTAACACTTTCATATATTTTCTTTTGCACTTGATACCATTCAATAAACGCATCATGTTTTATCGCACACTCATAGTATGTGGTATAGTTATTCGTTACTGTTTTAGCTATGTCGCTTAACTTTGAATCTTCACCTAATTTTTCTAATTGAGGACATTTTTTTAATATTGTATCTGGCACTTCTGGAAACTTAGGTGCAACAGGTACAGAACTGCAACCTGTTACTAATACAAGCAAAAAGCATGCAAGGTATTTCATCTTGGCACCTCCGCAGCATCATTCAAAGCTTTGATGAACTCTTTTGGAATCTCACATTGACCACCTGGTGCAAATTTTGTGTCATACTTAACAACTTCACGGTCAACATATTTCACAATGTCTTCACCTCGGGTCTTTATATATTCTGTTTGTTTTACAATCTTTTCAACAATTCGAACATTCTCTTTAACTGACTGTTGTTCTGCTAATGCAACTTTTGCTTCCATCTCTGCAACTTTTCTGCGCCACTCTTGTTCAACACCAAGACCGCCTTCGAGATAGAGACCAACAACTAATAGAACACCAGCAACAATCTTCACAACATTGCCGTATGCACTTATGAATGGGAACTTAGATGCAAAAGCACCTACGAAAAAACCAATAACTCCGATTGCAAATATGATATGAACAATGAGAGCTATGAGTGAGTCCGGTATAAACGACAACATCCACATTATGATTGTTTTCTTCTAGTAAAACTAATGAATGATGCGATATTCTTTTTCTTCTTTAAGTTGACTCCAGGTTCACCCTGTACGCCAATTCCAATACCTGCAACCGCACCTGTACCCACCGAATTAACTGGTGCATCTTCTTGTATAGGTTTGCAGATTTTATCAGTTGAACACCAATAATATCCTGCACCACATTCTTTTTTAAATTCGTTTGCCATTTAA